GCCCACCCTCCCGACCGGCAGAGCAGCGGGATGCCTGGATCGCACCCCGTAACACCGGCAAGACGACCTGGTGGTTCCTCATCCTGCCCATGTGGGCTGCGGCTCACGGCCACGTGAGGTTCGCTGCGGCCTTCGCCGCTGCGGCGACGCAGGCCGAGCGGCATCTCAGCACGTTCAAGCGGGAGCTGGACGGGAATCCGCTGCTGCGCCGAGACTTTCCCGATCTGTGCGTGGCGGCGAAGCGTCCGTCCGGGGCGAATGTGGCGGACACGCAGAACATGTACGTGGCCAAGAGCGGGTTCATCTTCGCAGCGCACGGCGTCGATTCCAGTTCCCTCGGCCTGAAGGTGGAGGAGAAGCGCCCGGACCTGCTGCTGTGCGACGACGTGGAGCCGGACGAGTCGTCGTACTCGGCGGATCTCGCGGCGAAGCGGCTCACCACGCTCGTGGACGCGATCCTGCCGCTGAATATTTACGCCCGCGTGGCAATCTGCGGGACAGTTACGATGCCGGGCAGCATCATCCATCAGCTGGTCAAAGCCGCGAAGGGCGTGCAGGTCGCTGACTGGATCCGCGACGAGGGCATCCGCGCGCACCACAGCCTGCCGATAGCGGAGCGCCAGGACGGCACGGAGCGGTCGATGTGGCCGGCGAAGTGGCCGATCGAGTACCTGACGGAGATACGCCACACCAGGTCTTATGCGAAGAACATGGCGAATGATCCGCTCGCGGCGGATGGGGCGCTGTGGTCGCCGGAGGACTTCCGTTACCCCGCGCCTCCAGTCCATCCGTTGGGGCGCGTCGGGGAAACGCTGAATGCGGCCGACCGTGTCGACCTGGTCACCGGTGCCGATCCGGTCACGCGGATGATGCTGTCCATAGACCCGGCGACCACAGCGAAGAAGGCGAGCGACTTCACAGGGCTGGCGGTGGTGTCGTGGTCGGCGCAGCATCGGCGCTGCACCGTGCACGCGGCGATGGCGCTGAAAGTGCGCCCAGGTCCGGAACTGCGCGACCGGGTGCTGGCGCTGCTGGACGAGTTCCCGCAGATCGGCCTCATCTTGATCGAGGTCAACCAGGGCGGCGACACGTGGCAGGCGATTTTGCACGGGATGCCGGTGAAGGTGAAGACGGTGTCGCAGTCGGAGAACAAGTTCACCCGGGCCGAGGGCGTGCTGGCGCATTACGAGCGGGGCCGGGTGCTGCATGCGCGGAAGCTACCGGAGTTGGAGCAGCAGATGTGCACGTTCCCGAAGGGCCCGAATGACGACATGGTCGACGCGGTCGGGTCGGCGATCAGGCGATTCATTCCGGTGACACCGAGGAAGGAGCCGCCGCGGGCTGCGAAGGCGAGTTACGTGTAGCCCTACGATTCACCGGCACAACCCACCATGCCGGACATCATCCACATCCAGGAAGGGGCGCTATCCTTCGATTCAAAGGTCACGGGTGGGAGGTCGCATTGGAAGATGAGCCGGACGTCGACCCGCGCAGCGACCTGATGCACGGCATCGCCGAACTGAACGAGGCCCAACCCGAGTATGTCCGGGCCGCCCTCTACTACGACGGCAAGGTCCCCGAGGTCTTCACCTCCACCCGCATCCGCCGCGCCCTCGCCGCGAAAGACATCGACTTCGACCTCAACTTCGCGAAGACGCCCGTCAACGCCGTCACCAACCGGTTGAAGGTCGCTTCGATCACCAGCCCCGACGAGCAGACCACCACGCTCATCTCCAAAATCTGGCAGGACAACCAGCTCAACCTGGAGATGCCCGACCTGTTCCGCCGCGCCGGCGAGTACGGCGACGCGTACCTGATGGTGCTACCGGTCGAAGACGAGCAGGGCAACGTGCTGCGGGTGGAGATGTTCTACAACTCCCCGCAGACCGTGCGGGTGATCTACAGCGAGGACAATCCGCGCCGTAAAGCGTTCACGATCAAACGCTGGTGCGACGGCCCGTACCAGCGTGCCGAGTTGCTGTACGACGACCGCACTGAACGGTGGACCACCGGACGGAACTCCGAGGGCGACAAGGCCGCCGACTGGATGCACTGGCCCGCCGACCCCGATGATCCCGGGTCGTGGCTGATCGACCACGACTGGGGCGAGCAGCCGGTCTTCCATTTCCGGACCGACCGGCCGTACGGCACACCGGAGCACTACGGGGCGTACGGCCCGCAGAACGCGATCACCAAGTTGCAGGCCACCCACATGGGCACGGTCGACTACCAGGGCTTCCCCCAGCGCTATGCCCTCACCGAGACGGCCACCACCGACACGTCGGATCTGGAGCCTGGGGACTTCGACGACGATGACTGGCCCCCCAACGACAACGGCGAAGGCCCCAGCGACTCCGGAGACGACAGCTCCCTGAAGGCCGGGCCGGGCGAGATGATGCTGCTGCGTGGCTTCAAGGCCGTCGGCCAGTTCGATGCGGCGCAGCCCGGCGTGTTCCTCGACCCGATCAACTTCAACGTGCGGGCAATGGCGCAGATCACCGACACCCCTTTGCGGATGTTCGACCCGCAGTCCAGCCAGCGGTCGGGGGAGTCGTACCGGGAGGAGGACGGCCCGTTCATCAGCAAGGTGGAGAACCGGCAGACCTCCTACGGCGCGTCGCTGCATGAGGCGTTCGTGTTCGCACTCCGCCGCCTCGGCATCCCCGACCCCGTCGTGACCGTCGACTGGGTACCAGCCCGATCCGTCACCTCCGCGCAGGGCTGGCAGACCGTGAGGGCAAAGATCGAAGCCGGTGTGCCCCGGAAGCAAGCCCTGATGGAGGGCGGTTACCGGGCCGAGCAAGTCGACGAATGGCTTGCCGGTGTCGACGACGCTGAACTGCAGCGCCGCGTCGACATCCTCGCCTCCCTCGCCGACTCAGCGCAGAAGCTCGGCTCGGCCGCGACCCTCGGCGTCATCTCCAACGAAAAGGCGCAGGCCCTCCTTGCCGGCGCCCTGTCCGACCTTGAAGTTCTTGCCGGGGCGCAGGTGGCGGACTGATGCCGTACCGCAGCCGAAACCTCGCGCGCCTGGTCCAGGATCAGCACACCGATGCGGTCGTCGCCCTGGAGGACGGCGTCTCGGACACGGTCCTCGGCGACAGTGACTCCGCGTTCGAGGAGCTGATCCGGCGGACCCTCGACGCGTGGATTCGGGCGTTCGGCGGCGCAGACCAGCCGGCTACGGCCGGGGACGTGCTGCGCCGGATCCTGGCCGCAGCCGTTGCGGCATCCCGCCGGGTTCTGGACGGTGTGGCGTCCCGCAGTTCGACCGCGCTGGAGGGAGTCCTCGGGCAGGCGCTCGCCCTGGGTGTGGGGCAGGGTGTCGCGTTCGTGTTGGAGGCTTCCGGCCGCCGCCCTCGTGCTCCTGCCGCGCCGCGGGTTGGCCGGTTGTTGCGGGGTGAGGCGCAGCGGATCGGGGACATGGTGCGTGAGCGCCGCGACCGGGCGATTGCCCTGCTGCATCCGGACCGTGTGACCCGGTGGTCGCATCTTGTGGCTGGGGTGGGTGCGGCTCGGGCCGCGCTGCCTGCGGTGCGGGCGCATATCGCGTGGGTGGTCAACACTGCGGTCCGTGAAGGCCTGGACGCGGTGGCGCGGGCGGTGGCACCGCAGCGGGTGTGGGTGTCGGAGGCGGATGCGTGTACACGCTGCCTCGCATACACGGGCCGTGTCGTGCCGGTCGGCGAGCTGTTCCCTGGCGGGCTGTCGTGGGATCCGCGGCAACGCCGTATCGGGGCGGAAGCCGTGGAGGGACCGCCGCTACACAGCAACTGTCGCTGCCGGGCAGTCCCGTGGGACGACGCGTGGACTGCGTCCGGTATCCCGTTCCCGTTGGCGTTGCGGCGGGAGGCGCACCGGTCGATCGCCTACGGGCGTGCCCGGCCGTCGGAGTCCCGCGCGGCCCGGCTGCGGGCGGTGCGTGAACTCCTGCGCACCGAGCCCGACCTGCTGCCCGCGGTCGACGCACGAGCCCGCCGCGCCCTACGAACCGGCAGCTTCGCCGCTGCCGCATAGACCCCGGCGCCCGCAGATGGGTCGCCGCCAACCCCGTGATGGGAGAACACCATGGGCATCCACCCCAACCCCGACCAGGACAGCATCAGCGTGCCGCCCGACACGATCCTCGGCTACCGCACCGACGGTCGCCCGATCTACCCGATCGCAGGCGGCGCCGAGGACGACGACGGCCCGGACATCGAGGTCGAGGTCGACGACGCCCCCGACGACCAGCCTGAGCCCGAAGACGCCCCGGAGCCGGAGGAGACGCCGAAGCCGAAGCCCCCGGCGAAGGACGACAAGCCGGACGACTTCAAGCCTCCGTCCAAGGATGAGTGGGCGCGCACGCAGGCCGCGTTGAAGAAGGCTAACGACGATGCCAAGCGGCACCGGCTCCGCAACAAGGAGCTGGAGGAGAAGGCCCGCGGTGACGAGACCGAGCACGAGAAGGCTCTGCGTGAGGCCCGCGAGGAGGGCGAGAAGCGGTTCCGGGAGCCGATGAAGCGCGCCGGGGTCCGAGCCGCCCTGGCGGAGGCGGGGTTCACGAGCCCGGAGCGGATGATGAAGCTGGTTGACTGGGACGCCGTCAGCGTCGACGACGAGGGCGAACTCCTCGGGATCGAGGCGGAGGTGGACCGGGTCAAGGGCGAGTACCCGGAGCTGCTGCCGCAGGACAAGCCGAAGCTGAAGGCCCGCCCGACTGGGGCACCCCGCTCGCCTGCGGTGGAGAAGCCGAAGTCGACGGGCGACATCTACGCCG